CGGCCGATAATCGACCGCCATTTCCAGACGATAAGAAACCTCGAATGAGGGCTTGTTATCTTTTTTTTTTTTGTAACGTACTTTGTGCACGAGTGTGCTTTCCGTACAGGAAACGTTCACGCCTGAGTCATAAACGTACCTTGCGTGGTCTACCTACGCGTTATCTAACGCGATAGGAGCCAATCCCAAGCCCAGCATGGTCACCATGCTGGTACGGGTACGCTTCTTGGTCTAGGTTATCCTAGGCCCAGAAGCGGAGGTCAAAACATGTGAGTGTTTTGCCTTCCTCTTCCAGAGCGGTATTTGCCGTTCTGGAAGTGGTACGCTTTCCCTTCCTAAAGGATTGCGGAACAGCCCTCACAGCCGGTGTAACCGGTTGCGTGGGTCGGCCAAGGTTAAATCGCATGCTTGCGACTTTCCTTCGCAACTCTTCATGCTGACGGGCACGTTCAGCGTCAAGAGCTTTCTTCTCACGGTCTAACTCCATAGTCCGTAGAAGTGCCGCGATTTGAATGTTTTCAAACTTCAAAAACCGGTCGCGCTCGGGAAGAAGGATTTCCTTCTTCTTCGAGTCATCTGATACTCTAATGGGGGTTTTCCCGTTAGGGTACAGCGCTCTTTCAAGACTAAAGGTTAAGCCTTGATAGAGCTCGGATATTTCCGAATCGTTCGGGACCTGCCTTAGAACAGGCTCCGTACGCATACCAGCGGGTAAAGGGACATCCCTATAGCCGCCGATATCTGTCTTCACGACAGGCGCGCCACTGCTAGAGGCTTCCTCTAACAGTGGCACGACCGACGGTGCAAAAGCACCGGACGGATCTGTTACCGAATAGCGTTGAACATAATCGGTAATAGAGCCTGATTCCATAGGGAAAATCTTCTCTATGAAAGCAGGTGAGGCATAGTTTGCCCCAGTCACCCTAACCAAAATATTTATTAGGTGTAGGATGACTTTCGTAAGAGGGTCTCCCATGAGAATTCCCTTACGAAGCATCACGAATCTCGCATTTTCAAACGGAGACTCGAGATTCCATTCGGACCCATAGTCGGACATACTTCCGTGGGCCTCGAACACAATCGGTCTGGGAACGTAACACGTCCCAAACACGATTGCCTGGAGGATCGGTGGGATACCACACCGCTTCATCCAGTACTTCGCCAACTCACGAGCAACCTCGTGGTGGGTCGAGTCTGTTGCCTCCTCGTAATCTGTCGAGGAGTTCCACAGGTCCTTATAGTAGCGGGTAACCACCGTGCTACCATCAGGTCGTGATTCACGGTCCTCTTTGAGAACATTGAACACGTAATCCTTCCCTTCAGCGGTCCACGCTGACTTGAAGGAATTCCAGGCGTGAGAGGATTTTCCCATCCCACTCTTGGATGACTGGATCTTACTCAACGGATGTGAGCAGATCTTGTTAACGACGTCCAACACTATTTTTAGTGGTGCACTCGCTTTTGTGACCGTCCGACCTTTTCCTGGTTCGGAGATCATAACAAGAGCCGCCTTACGGAGTTCCGTAGGCGACTTCTTGAGAACCTCGCTTAGGCATCGCCAAAAGACGTAGGTTCCAGGAGTCACCTCTTCCAATGTCTTGGTAGAGGTGATCTCTCCGGTGAAGAGGTCCCTGATTTCACAGGGAACTCCCACCTGACTGTCGACGACAATTTCGCTAATTGCGTCGAGAGTCCCACCATCCTGCTGGGTATTTTCCCAGCAGGCATTGGCGTTGATGGTAACACGAGCTTTGGTATCAAGGCCCGTGAATACCTCAGGCGGGATCTCATCATCTAAATGACGGATCGCTGCCCGCATGACCAGAACCTCTGTGTCTGACAGAGGCTCTGGATCAGTAGATACAGTCTTAAGGAATTTTCTCTTGGACTGCATCTTAACCAAGTCTGGAGGCTGACCACAGCCCCTAGTTTGGCAAAGAACCGAGTCAGCATGTGTAAGCTGAAACGTTTCTTCATAGGATCTGGTATATTCCCACCTGGGCAACCAGAATCCTAGCCAGTCAGGCAAAAGCGCTCGGCGCTTCTGCTTGTGGCGTAGAACCTCCACTAACGCTTCTGTGTTAGAAAGGCTCTTAAAGGTCTTCCGGGCCCTCTTGAGCTCGGTAAACCTCATGGTCGCATCGTGGTATTGTACCGCGACGTCTCCATCAAAGAACTCATCACCTATAAGGGATGATAAGTTCTTTAAAGTGAACATCTCGAACTTTCGCCATGTCCACTTCTCTTCTGGCACTGCTGAATAACATTGCAAGAAGATACCGTCCACCGTCTTGAGTAACTCAAGAAAGCGGGCAGCTCTATGCTTTTCTGGTCGTTGCTGCCAGTTCGCATAGATAGGGTCGTCCTTATCCCACATAGGATCAGGGCCGCCCTGCAATAGTGCCAAAAGCCTTGCTTTCAGCATTCTTGCCCAAGCTCTTACGGCAGGTGTATTCCTGACATATAGCTCTTCTCCCGCGTCCGTCTTCATAGGCTTGCGCGTGAGTTCATCAAGTAACCTACCCCAATAGGTATGCTTGATGAGGAGTCCATATTTGATGTGTGGACCCAGGATCTGCGTGAACTTATGCGAGTTCGCGGAGGTCCCTCCCCAACCATCTACTGTTTTCAGTAGGTGTGCCGGGATTGACTCGCTGATGGAACATCCATCACCGGGCCATACAAGAATCTGAGGCATATCCATGCCCCGAGCTCTTGCAAGGAATCGTCCCGCGATAACACGGAACGGGTCCTCATAACTCACCTGATAGGAGTATCTCCTACCCTGTGGGTAACTAACACCTACGCGTTTCGACTCGTATGTGCTAGGGTACCTTTCAGTAACGATCCCGTTGCTGTCAAGTACTACCTCTGTAACATTGATCTGATCAGTGTTATCAGGGTCGACCGCAAATTCAAGAGGCATCTTGTCTGTGCGATCGTTCAGAACCTTGCATACCACCGGTATGCCAGCCTTCTGTGCCTGCTCCACTGCCTTCTTTAAGGTAGGGGAACCGGTCTTACGAAGCAATAATGCGGATGGCATCTGCTTCGTAGCCAGTACGTGTACGCCTTCAACGTACTCGTACATGGATCCTTCAATGGTCGGATTTTTCCGATCAAAGAAGGTCTCAAACCGTAGCTCGATACCGAGCTCCGGGGGTAGAGGCGGAATTGGCGGCCGATAATCGACCGCCATTTCCAGACGATAAGAAACCTCGAATGAGGGCTTGTTATCTTTTTTTTTTTTGTAACGTACTTTGTGCACGAGTGTGCTTTCCGTACAGGAAACGTTCACG